CCTAATGGTTATTTGGTAACTAATAATTTCATTGGATCAACCCCAATAGATCTTAATTATAAAGTAACGGTGAAGGCAATTCTTTCAACAGGATCTCAAGCAAATAATGCAACAATCAATGAACTTAGCAATACAATATTTACCAGTTTAACTACAGCAGAAGGCGGTTACAATACCCTTTCTGTGGAAAGAGCAAGATCAACTGTACTTTTAAATGGAACAGCTAGAAAGCGTTGGGTTACATTGAATGATATCAAACATGCTATCGTTTCTTCGGGAATAGATGGCACGGATGATATCGATCTTGTAACTGCATCGACAGGTTCTTCACCTGGCACAGTAAAAATTTATGTTGATGCATCTCTTTCAGATGAAAATGTTACTAGCCTTTTAAATTATCTTTATTCAATAGGTCCAGCAGGAATAATATTAGAGTATTCAGAATGATATTACTTTTTAACCATCTTCCGGTATCAAAAGAAGTAAAAGTTCAAGTTTTTTTAGAAAAAGTAAAAAAACTATATGGCTCTGAATTCTATAATTTGCAAGGAAAAGAGTGGCTTGGAGATTATTTAACAATTGAATCTTTGTTGCCTAATTGGATAGTAAAAAAATATAATGAAGATACAGCGAATGTTTTAATTGTTCCTATAATAAAAAATTATTTTAGATGGTTGCTAAGTCTTGATTATGGATATGGGGCCCAGCTTGATTGGGAAAATATTAGAAGTCCTCTTAAAATAAATGTAAAATTGCTACAAGGAGTTGCTGAAGATTATTTTCCAGGAGCAGACTTTTCTAGTGTTGAATTAAAGGATTATCTTGAAAATATAAGAAAATTTTCTGTACAGTGCCCAAGCAAATTTTTTGATTCAAAAGGTTCCTTAAAAGCAATTAAATATGCATTACTTTCATTATTTGGTTATAGTGCAACAACTACTAAAGTAGAAAATAATGGACCATTCAGAATAAAAATAACAGCAAATATTTTAGATACTCATAAAGCGTTTATAGAAGAATATTTGGTTCCAGCTGGTGTTTTTGTAACATATGAAAGTGTGTAATCATGATAAAGAAGATGGTTTTATTTGCAATATCTATTGCATCTAGAGGTTTAAATAACAATAAAATTGACGAAGGAACAAAAAAATTAAGAGTTCTTTCGTGTTTTGGTCACAGTGATATCCCACCATGTCAGCATTTAAAGAAAAGTTCTAAGTCTGAATACTATTATTGTGGTGGTTGTGGCTGTGGAGACAACGAAAACACTTGGCTCTTAAAAAAAGAAGGCGAATATTCCAAATTAGATTATCCGTTTTTAAATTGTCCTTCTAAATTGCCCGGTTTTAATAGTTATGATCCAAATTCAACTATAGATAAAGAACGAAGAGAAAAAATAGAAAGCTTTGATCCTGAAAATCTCCAATACATACAAGTTACAGTTGGAAGATCTGAGGAAATGGAGCAAATGGTAGATCAAATAAAGAAAATAATTAAAAATTCATAAATAATTATGAAATGAATCCTACCACACGACAAGAGTTTGTTGACTATTGTTTCAGAAGCTTAGGTGCTCCAGTAATACAAATAAACATAGATCCTCAACAAGCGGAAGACCGTCTTGATGAGGCTCTTGAATACATGTTTGAACGTCATTTTGATTTTAACCAAAGAGCTCTATATGTATACATTCTTACCGAGCAGGATGTTGCAAATAAATACATAAACACTACACTTCTGGGAAATGCTTTGGGTGCGCAGGAAAGAACTCTTTCAAATGGCACAACCGAAATGTGGCCAAGAGCCACAGATATAAGAACAATATCTAAAGTATATGCGCCAAGTCACCAAGTCGGTGACTACATGTTTGATTTGAGATATCAACTCACTTTGTTTGACTTCTTTGGTTTATATTATAATCAGTCTGGAACACCAAGCGGGCCAATGGCGGCTTACATGGAATCTATGAGTTATGTAAAATTGGTAAATGACGTGTTTAATTATCCTATGTCGTTTACTTATACCAGAACTACAGACAGATTATTTCTTGAAACTGATTACAGCAAATTAGAAGTTGGTAAGTACATGATGATTGAAGCCTATGTGCAGATTGATCCTGAAAAATACTCAAAAGTTTGGAAAGATAGAGTATTTAAAAATTATTATATTGCTTTGCTAAAGAAGCAGTGGGCACAAAATCTCATAAAGTTTGGAAATGTACCATTGCCCGGTGGGGCTGTAATCAACGCTCCAGCCATATTAAATGAAGCTCAAGCTGAACTGAAGGAAATAGAAGCGATGTTGCTGAGAACGCAGGAAATTCCTGTAGAACCGCTGATAGGATAAAATGGCGATCAATCCATACTTTTATTATGGCCAAAACGAACAAAATCTTGTCGAAGATGTAACTATTGAAATAATAAAAGCAACGGGTCAAGATTGTCTTTATATTCCTAGAGAATATTTAAACATAGATAAAATTTTTGGAGAGGATCCTGGTTCTTCTTTTACTAAATCATATCCACTTGAAATGTATTTGCAATCTTACAAGTCTTTTGACGGTACAGACATGATAACCCAATTTGGCATAGAAATTAAAGACAAGGTTACTTTGGTTTTTGCCAGAAAAAGATTTAAAGAGGAAATAACATACAAAAACACATCAATATCAAGGCCTAGAGAAGGTGACCTAATTTATTTTCCTTTATCAAAATCTTTATTTGAGATAAACTTTGTTGAACATGAAAATCCACTTTATCCTTTAGGAAAACTTTATTCATATACAATAGTTGCTGAATTGTTCACATACAGCTACGAAAAGATAGAAACAAACGTAGATGCAGTGGATCAAGTTTCTTCCACAACCCAGACTACACAAGGTGGAGTAATTATTCCAACAAACAATATTATTGGAACTACTGCTGGTATCAATGATGATATTGACGATGAAGCAACTTTATTCAATGTAGATAAAAACGAACCGTGCTGAGGATAAACCATGTTTGATTATTTCTATAATAAAAGTCTCAGAAAAGTAGTTATAGGATTTGGCTCATTATTCAATAACATCGAAGTTGAACATGCAAATCCAGATGACCCAAACACGCCTTTAAAAATTCGTGTACCAATAACATACGCACCTCAAGAAAAGTTTATAAGAAGATATCTTGAAACATCATCTATAAATGATGGTACGAGAATAGAAAACCAGTTACCTAGATTAAGTTACATGATGTCATCTGTTACACCCGATCCCTCAAGAAGAAGGAATAGGGCAAATACAGTGGCGTCTAATAATTGTACCGGAACAGCCAACGTATTAAGTGAAGAAATTCCTGTAAATTTATCATTTTCTTTGTTCATTTATACAAGGCACATCGATGATACATTGCAAATAGTTGAACAAATAATGCCTTATTTTAATCCAGATCATATTATTCAATTAAATTTAAATTCAACACAAACAAATGTTAGAATACCAATAACAATGGTTTCCAATAATATTACCGAAAGATATGATGGAGATTTTGCTAATAGACGCATAAATATATCGAGCATTAATTTTGTTGCTAGATCTTATATTTTTGGAAAAATTCAGCAATTGACTACGATTACAGATAGTGATTTTAGTATTTTAAATGATTAATATAAACAAAAATTTATCTAATTTTTTTAATGTTCCGGATGAAAAACCAACCAAAACAGATAAGTCTTTGGCTGGAGGAACATTTAATATAAACAATTTTCAAAAAGATTACGAATATGTTCAATCAAATTTAAAAGATTTGGTAAATTCTGGAAATCTTGCTCTTGAGAGTGCTTTAAAAGTTGCAACTGAATCAGACTCTCCAAGAGCATTTGAAGTAGTTGCAATACTTTTAAAAACCATGGCTGATTTGAATAACAATGTAATTGATGTTCACAAAAAGGCAAAAGATACGACTTCTCAAAAAGTAGAATTAAAACAAACAAATAATTCTGTTTTTGTTGGATCAACCAAAGATTTACAGAATTTATTGAATAAAGAAAGAAGCACAGAAAAAATTGATGTGGAAGTTGTAAATACAGATGAGTCTAAACAATAAAAATCAAGGTTATAGAAATAACCCAAAACTAAAGCCACCTGGCGTAGAAATCCAGTACACAAAAGAGGAATTGGATGAATACATAAAGTGTGCAAAAGATCCGGTTTATTTTTGTTCAAAATATGTAAAGGTAAAAACTCTAGACAAAGGTATAATGCCTTTTAAACTTTATGATTATCAAGAAAAATTTGTAAACACAATTCATAATAATAGATTTGTAATTTCAAAATGGCCAAGACAATCAGGAAAGTCTACGTCAGTAATAGGTTATATAACACATTATGTTACATTCAATCAGTCAGTAAGTTGTGCAATTTTAGCAAACAAATTAAAAACAGCAAAAGATG